CTATTTGGATTAGCTCCAGCTATGATTCCAGCACCTAATACTCCATCTGCTCTTGTTACAAACTCTCCGTCTGCTAATTGAGCTAACATTGTATCCTCGTCTTTATTTCCTACGCCTGCTCCGTCTTCAACATAACCTAACGCTCTGACATAATTGTTAGAATCATTTTCGTCATGAGAAACTTTTGATGGAAGATAGTTTATACCACCTTCATTAAATTTTTTTATTTGTGCTATACCACCAACTTTTAATCTTTGAACGTTCATAGAATAAGAACCCATTCTTGGATCACCTCTTCCTGCTTCTTCAGGTGCGTATACTTTTTCATATGCTTTTTCTTGACCTGTTGTTGGATCTATGTAAGTGTAACCTGGTCTGTTAGCTTGTAAGTCTAAATAACCCATGTTGTATCCTGGTGTGTAAATATCTGTTGGTTGTGGATCAAACGCACCACTTAAATAAGTTCCTGCAGCAATTGCAGAAGAAACTCTTCCTGGAGAAAAATCTTCCCCTGACTTTCCACCTTTTCTTAAAATATCTAAAATACTACTTTTTGTATTTTGTTGAACAGCTTCATTACCTACTAAACCTTGTAGAGTTCCTGGATCTGCTCCTAACATTGGGTAGGTTGTTCTTGGAATCGCTGCTACTTGTCCTGGTAGTCCTTTTAAAGATGCAAAATTTTGTCCTAACTGAGAATAAGGAACTGCTCCTGGAACCATGGATCCTAAATTATAACCAGTGTAAGCACCTGTAAGACCACCAAGTATTCTTCCAAGTCCCGATGCTCCTGATTGTTTTGCTCCTCTGTATCCTTGATAACCACCATATGCTGCTAAAGCGTAGGGTATTAATGCTTGAATGGCCATATAAATAAATTCTCCTAATTAAGATCTTAAGTATGAAATAATACCATTTTAGTCGGCTAGTTTCAACTCGTCTCTAAAACATCCTTCGTACTGATGTTCGCCTACATGGATGATTGGGTCATTAACATATACATAGCATGTACCTCCAATATCTTTCCATAGCTTACAAAAAGAAAAATCTTCACCTAGATAAGTCTTAGTCTCTGGGTCGTGTATGCAATCAAAAAAGTTCCATAAATGAGGTCTATCTATATACTCACCATTTATCACTGTCTTTTGAACTATATTTTTATCTGGATATTTTTCTATCATTTTGTCAAACACTGTTCTTTTAATCAACATACATCCTGTAGGACTATGTGTAACTTCCATAACACCACTATCTAAAGTTATGTTATTAGCATTCTCTACCCTCATTGGATAAGTATTTAACCATCTATGGATATCTCCAGGACCTTTAACTTCACCATCATTCCATTTTTTATAAAGTTTATCCCACATCATAGTTTTAAGAGGATATGGAATTGATATTACTTCTTTATCTAAATCTAACATTTTAATAATAGAGTTTGCTCTAAAATATATATCTGAGTCTACAAATAACATATGTGTGCATTTAGATTCTAAAAATGCTGAAACACATAAATTTCTTCCTTGAGTAACCAAAGAAGATTTTAATAAAGTAAATGTAATTTTTATTCCTTTTTTTATACAAAGTTGTTGTAATTCTAGAAGAGCTTGTGTGTAGTGTATAGTCACATTACTATGACAAGGAGTACAAATCATAATACTATAAGTTGATTTAGGTGTTTCTTTTTTTTGTCCGGTGTCCGGTTTCCACATAGGAAGAGTAGCTTTTTCGTATGGCGTTACCTCAACTTCTTTTAAAGTTTGATAAGTGTCTTCATTTATTGTTTCTTTCATCTAACGCTCCTTTCAAAAAGTTAGTCCACTCCATACCTTTTTTTTGCCAACTATAAAATCTTTTGTAAAACTTTTGTTGTTCTTCTAGATGTTCTTGCATAAAATTTTCATGTAAGTAACTAGCTGCTATATTAATAGCTCCTGCAGTATCTTGTGCCATTTGTTCATAATTTTTAGAATAATTAATGTACACAGGCCACTCTGCACATGTTTCATATAAAGCTCCAAAGTTATTTGTAATTACATGTACACCAGATGCTAAAGCTTCTAAAGCTGACGCACAAGATGTTTCTTCAAATATACATGGATATACAAACATATCGTAGTTAGGCATCATCTCTTTAATATATTCATTAGGTTTATAACCAATGTAATTTACGTTAGGTAATTTTTTAGCTTGTTCATATAACGCTTCAAAATCCTTTTCAGTATTATCTGCAAATTCAGAACCATAAATTTTACAAGAACTATAAACATCTAATTGTATATTAGGGTTTTGTATGTCTTGCATAGCTCTTAATAATACATTTAAACCTCTCCAAGGAGTACAATGATGTATTAATTTAATAGGGGTGCCTCTTTTGTATATTTTTCTTACAGGAAATGTTTCAATACCATTTTTAATAACTATAGATTTTTCAGTAGGTATATCAAATATCATTCTAAATTTTTCATAATTCCAATGACTGTTAAATACATACCAATCATATTCGTCATGTCTTTTCTTATTAGTAAAAAATTCTTGAAGATTAGGTTGATCCCAAGAGTTCTTTTGCCATAGAATATTTAATTTGTTTGGATCTATTGGAACTTTACCAGGGATAGAGGTGCATATTTGTACTTGATCTAATAATTCTTTTGAGACATGCTTTTCAAGCATCTCCATTTGTAGCTCAGTGGCTCCTCTTGGTTGCATTATTTTTTTGTTTGCGCACCCATAGAAACTCTAGTAACTTTAATTTCGAGGTCTTGTCTAAAATCATCATTATTAGTATCAGTATTGGGATCAGCAACATCATTATCAAAATCAGCTTTGCTAGCATATACTTTGCCTGTTCTTTTATGTTTAATAATTTCAGTTGCCGTTGCAGGTATTTTTGGTAAATCACTCATTTAATTATCCTTTAATTATTGTGTACGTCCCTGTCTATTATATTTTTTATTGTGTTGCAACTTTTTTTTCTTATTAGGAGTTTTACAATGTCTTCGAGGCCTTTTCCTAGGCTTATCTCTTTCAACAAAGTCTTTAAATTTTCTAGCCATTTTCCTGTGATCTATCTAATAAAGCATAGGATATTAAACCTTGTATCTCATCTGCAGTATCAGCTGTCATTTTTAATACATCACTAGCTTCAAGCACTAATGTATGGTTTATTATATCTTTAGTAGCAGCTCCTGTTATAGATTCATTAAAAATCCTAAAAGTTGCACTAGCTGAAGTATCAGTTACTTGTACATTTAAATTAACTGCACTTCCCGAACCATTATTAATTTGAATTTGTCTAACTAAAACTGTTGCATCTGCAGGTGCAGTAAAAACACTTTCCGTGCCGGTTGTGGTTAAATTAATTCCTTTATTTTTGTATCTAATTGTCATGATATAAACCAGGTAAATGTATCTTGTTCATTTTTTAATTCTTGTTGATAAGATGTATTTAACTTATCTTGCATCGTTCGTAAAGACTGATTTATCTGTCTTTGATTTTCCGTAGTATATTCGGGACTAGGTTCAGGAATTACTATATCTACTCTAGCCATTAATACCCACTATGTAAGCCACCTGGCCCTGATGTTTGTCTAGATTGTCTAGCAGCAGGTGCAGAAGGTGTTGGAGACGAAGGTGCTTGTCCTCTTCCTCTGTCTTGATTTGATGCAGGTTGTGCGTCTAATCTTTTTTGTATTGCTTGTATTTGTTGTTTATTTAATTCATTTTGCATTCTTCTTTGATTCATTTCGTAATTCTTTTCAGCTCTTTTTTGAGCTAATAAATTTGACATATTCAAAGAGTTGCCAGAAAGGTTAGATAGAGTTGCTATGCCTTGGAAGTAAGGGTTATTACCAAAAACTGAACTTAATATATTACCTTTAATACCATCTAAACCAATTTTTTTCATCATATAATTTTTAACTTGGTTTTCAGCTACATTTTTTGCTATTTGTTTATAGTCTGGTTCTTTTGTATTATCTACTAATCCCATAGGAGCTAAGTCTTGGTTTGCAAAACTAGGTTGATAGTTTTCAAATCCTGGTTGTGATTGTACTGCTGCAATACCTAAAGGGTCTTGAGCTTGTGCTACATTGTTAGCGTAATCTTGTAAAAATATTTCGTCCATTATCCCCTCATTCCATCTGGTTGTATATCTGCTCTAAAAGTTCCAAATCTCCAATTTTCATCAGTAGTTGTATTTGCAATTTTTAAACTAGCAAATCTTGCTCTTGCTCTTGTATCAATTTTTTGTGTTGATGACGTAACTGTGAATGGTCCTAACGGAGAAGAAACTTCTGTATCACTTGGAAAGTCTCGTAATAAAATAGTTATTGTAGCATTACCTTGAAGTGTTTTAAAATCAGGAACAAACCTTTTCATACTCATAAAAACTTGTGCATTACCCTCTATGTTTAAACTAAAATCTCCAGATTCAATAAACGCTGGTATAGCAGTTTTATTACCAGAGCTGTCTACTTCGTTAACACCTTTTTCATGTTCAAAATATTTTGTTGAACCATTAATATTTGTAACACCTTGAACTGTAGGAAAAGTAGGTAATCCTGTAGAGTTAAACTCTGTAGCATATGGATTCTCATATAAATTTGCATCTACCCAAGTAGTTCTTGATAAAGATCCTGTTGTCCATGTTCGATCTTGGTAATTATAACAAACATATCTATCGTTGAAATCTGAAGAAGCTTTAGGATAATACCAACATATTTCTTCATACAAATGATTTAATCCAACATATACTAATTCACCATTAGTATAATTAACTCCTAGATTGTCACCA